CCCGAATCGGCGGTAGAGGGAAGCCTGTCAAGGTTTCCAAGCAGGAAGCGATTCGGACGAATTTGAAGAAAGGACGGGCGATCCATATGACCGACACTAGGGACCACTTCATCTTGGGCTTGACCGAGCAGCCACTCAACAATAGATGGAAGAAAGACGAGTTCCCTGTGTCCGTCGGACGCGGCTGGTTCCATGGCGATGCCACGAGGTTCGTCAAAGTGATGGGACCAGATTTCGAGACCTTCTGCCTCGATGCCGAGAAGTTCGATTCGACGTTGATGCCTTGGTTGATGCATATCTCAATCACGATTATGCGGATGCAATTCAAGGCCGGGCTCGACGCACGATACGATAACTATTGGCAGTTTGTGGAGGAGTCCTTGCTGCATTCCTTCGTTTACAGGGATGACGGCATTATATTCGAGAAGTTTGTGGGGACATCCTCCGGCCATAATCACAACAGCCTCGCACAGTCGATCGCGACGTTGATTATGTGTTACTTCAATATATTCTACCTCAATCGTGAGACGGACATCGAAACCGTTAAGCGAAATGCGAGGGCAGAAGGACTAGGGGATGACAACATCTCATCCGAGACGGCAGCATTGCTGACGGAGACCGTCGAGGAGAGAGGAGAGCGAACTTGGGCAGTGTTCGGCGTCTCATGGTTGGGAGACAAATCATTTTCGTCCTCGGAGTTGCTTCAAGGCTTCGTGAATGACGAGGACTGGGACGAGAACTCCATGTACACATGCGGACAATACTTGGGAAAGTACTTCCGTAAGTTCTACGTCCAGGATAAGCATGGTAATACGCGTATTATTGCCGTGCCCTTCCGTCCAATGATTGAGTCAGTGTGCCGGTTGCTGTACCCGGAGGGGGTAAGACAACCGAAGGAGGATGATGATCCGTATGACTATCACGGGGACGCCCGGGGTGGGAGAATTGCGGGTCACATGCTCGATGGGTTTGGGAATCCTTTAACGAGGAGGTGGCTCTTGGACCTGGTGGATTTTTGTAGGGACCGCGGGTTGGACTGCGGACTTTGTTGGAGCCGTCGCTTGGAGGCCCGATTCAAGCGTATGTGCGTCGATGTTGATGTAGCTGGGATTGATTGGGAGGATTTCACATTTGGTGATTGGTTGAGGATTGTGTGCGGTCCAAGAGCGGGAAAGGCATGGGACTATATAGATTAGGCGCGATCACAGCGGGTGCCGTGACCCCAGAGATCCTAATTGCGCTCACGCCCTG